CGCTTACCTTCCGTTCGTACCGCATTCCCCCTCAATTCTCCACTTTCTAGATTCAAATCACCCACCTGGACGCTCAGGCGCGAGGGCGTGGGTGTCGAGAAAAAGTTGGAGTGAAAGGGTGTAGGGGCTCGAAACAGACGGGGTACATGAAGCCCGAGCGGACCGAACCAGGTCGTTCCCTTACGAATCCTGGGCATCTCCGGACAGACCTACGGAGTTAGAGATGGTCGAGTTGGCCTACCGCCGCGCGGGAGGCCGTCGCTCTCGCTTGGGCTTCGCTCCGGCCGGAGCTACTGAGGTCGGTACGATAGGAATGGGGTAGGAGCAGGGGAGGGAAGGGTCCTCTGGACCCCACAACCTCTTCCTTGATTCTGAATCTGCGCCGGAAGAGTTACATTGCCTCAGGACCGCCTGCTACTGGACAGAATGTCAGGTTGCGTGGATATTGCATCTGTGCAAGAGCATGGGTTTCTCGGGTCTTACAAGGCTGGCTGCCGCTGTGAGGACTGCCGGGAGGCGAACGCGCGCTGGCATTATCAGAATCGCAGGAAATACCACTCGAATCTGAATCATGGCAAGTGGTCGACCTACGTGAACAAGCTCTGCCGCTGCGAGCCTTGCTCTGAGGCGAATCGGGCCGGCATCAGGGCCTGGAGGGAAGCTCGTGCCGTATAAGAAGGCGGTTACGCCCTATAGCGACCTCCAGCTCGAGCTGCTGATCGACTTCATGGACCCCTTCCGCAACTACGGGACCAGGAGCTACGACGAGGTCGTGGACGAGGTCAGGGCAGGGAGATTCCTGCTCAAGCCTGCCATGGAGGGGTCCTCGACCAACCAGCCGATCATCATGGATGCGGTCTCGGGGAAGCGCATCAAGGGCTCCGGTGGTGGGCTGACCTTCGGCAACGGCCAGACGCACTGGGGCCGCAAGGACGAGATCGTCAAGGCCAAGTTCGCCGAGCGCTTCATGGAGGACTTCGACGAGGCCTACGCCGCGCTGTTTCACTCGGTCGTGGTCAAGGAAGACCCGCGCGCGATGAAGATTTACTTCGAGATGGGCCTCGGCGCTCCCGCCCGGCAGATGGACGCCGGCATGAGCACGGATGCTTTCAGGGCAGCCCTCGAGGCGATCAAGGAAGCCCGCTCGACTACCAAGTACATCGACGCCACGACCGGGGAATATGTCGACGCTGAGTGACGCCGAGTACCGGGAGTGCCTCAATGCGCTGCTGGGTAGTAGCGACGAGATCGTCTACGACGAACCGTGGATTGATGGCGTGGACGAATCTCCGGCGTTCTTCTCGAGGACCGCGCTGGTTCTAACGAGTCCTCAGCCTTTCAACTGGCCGCCCGGTTCATGGACCTGGGGCGTCACCTCCAATGCCTGAGACCCTGACCGCCGAGCGCCCCCATTTCTGGGAACTCCTCGAGTCCGGCCGCCCCTATCACCCCATGCCCTGGCAAAACCTGCATATCCACGCCAGGAGCAACGTCTCGAACCTGATCATCGGCGCCGGCCGTCGGTCGGGTAAGTCCCACGGCGTGAAAGCGGAGGTGGTGCGTGAAATCGAGCGTCCCTCAGAGTTCGTCATGGGCATCGAGCACTTCCCGATCATCTACGTCATCGGTCCCACCTCTGAGTTGGCAATGCGGGTGTTCGAACCCATCTGGGACCTATTCGTGCCCTCTGACTCAGGGACCTATCAGCCGCCGCTGGGGTTTCTACACCAGTGGCACGACAAGGCCCGAGGTGTCATCCAGCTAACCTCGGGAGCCAGAATCTTCCGCAAGACGGGCGACGACCCCCGCTCGATGCAGGGTGAGCGCGTCACGCTCGCGATCACCGACGAGACCCAGGACATGCCCGACGAGGTCTGGGAGAAGCTCCTCCCCTCCCTCGCCGACTCCGGTGGCCGGCTGATCGCCATCGGCGTTACCACCAAGAAGGGCAGATTCCGCTCCTTCTGGCACCTCGGACAGGGTGTCGACCCCAACTTCTACTCCGCCTCTGTGCCCACCTCCGTGAATCCCCGGATCAGGGAACTCGCCCAAGAGCGGGGATACGTCCTCGACGAGTACATCCACGACGTGCTCGGGGCAGGGATGACCGAGAAGGAGATCAGGCAGCAGTTCTACGCCGAGTGGCTCGACGAGGAAGGCCAGGTCTTCCGCCACTACGAGCAATACTTCGACGCTCCGAGGTACAGACTCGAGGGAACCGAGTTCTACCGTCCCAAGGGCACCTACCTGATGGGCCTCGATGTCGGCAAGAAGCGCGACTTCATGTCCGCGCACGTGATCGACGTCGGCCAGCAGACCTTTGTCGACTCCGAACGCTTCATCGGCATCGACTACACCGTCGCCGGACCCAGGTTGGCGAATCTCGCCCGCGCCTGGGGCTGCAAGTTCATCCACATGGACAACACCGGCATCGGTGAAGGCCTGGCCGACATTCTCCGCGCCGAGGGCATCTCGATCGTCCCCTTCACCTTCACCAACGAGTCCAAAGCTCGGTTAATCGGTCGCTTCGCCTCCGAGATCGAACGCGGCCGGGTCCGCTTCCTGCAAGACGACGACGTGCTCAAGAAGGAGCTCGGCCTCTTCGAGGCCACTCTGACCGGCACGACGATCACCTACGGCGCCCCCAAGGGCTACCACGACGACGCCGTCGTTTCAGCCGCCCTCGCCGTCTACAAGTCGGCCGTCAACCGCCAGATGGCGCACTCTCCCACTCAGCGCCCGTACATCACCTTCCAGACCGATGGCCCACGCAAGCCGCGCTTCAAGCAGCGCCGAAAGGTTGCTGCGTGAACCTCTACCGCGGTGACGAGCTGCTCGACCTCTTCCGCCAGATCGAGGGCACCCACCAGACCGCGATCGGCCAGTTCGAGGAGGACGAGGCTTTCATCGCCGCGCCCTGGAACGAGGGCTGGGGCGTCGGGATTATCCCTTCGCAGTGGGAAGACGACGGACTGAGAATCACCGCCCCTCCCACAGCCCATACAGCAGTGCAGACCGCTGCCGACCACATGCTCAGCGTTCCCCGCATCTCTGTGCCGGTGCGGCCGAGCGAGACCGAGCAGGAGAAGCAGCACGAGATCGCCGAGAAGAAGGCCGATTTCCTCAGAATGTGCTGGCAGAAGTTCTTCGAGGAGTGCGGCGACCCCTTCGGCCGGGGCAAGAAGTCGATCATCCTCGGCAAGCTCGTGCTCAAGCTCGAGCTCAAGTGGGAACTGCTCCCCGAACTGCCGGATGATCCAACCCCCGCCGAGAAGCGCAAGTACCGCAACCAGGTCGAGAAGGTCTGCCGCTCGACCTTCCTCTGGCGATTGCGGCTGATCCCCAAGGAGACGGGCTTCCCGGTCGGCGACCGCTGGGACCCCAAGGGCTACTTCGAGTCCTACGAGACGACCGCGATCCAGGCAAGGTCTCGCTACGCCGGCATGGAAGCCGTCGAGGAAGCACTGAAGGACAAGGACGCGCAGTCCAAGGTTCGCTACCTCGAATACTGGTCCAAGCCACACGGCAGTGACCGAGGCCAGTACATCCAGTGGCTCGACGGCACCCGCATCCACGAGGACATCAACCCCTACTCCTGGGAGGGTCCCCTTTCAACGGACGACGAGCCGCAATGGGACGGCTACATCCCCTACGTCACCGTCGCCTCGGGATTCGGTGACGACGGCGCCGAAGACAAGCCCGAGGACGTCTACGTCTCGATTCTGCGTCCCAACCGCTCGGTGATGCGCGCGGAGACCCGTCTCCTGACCGAGATGGAATCCTACCTGCGCATGTACATCTGGCCGCACCTGCTGACCAAGAACATGCCCGACCTCGAGGACGGCGAACAGCAGATCAAGCTCGGCCCCGGCGGCCACACCAACCTCACCGAGGATCAGGCCGCCGACGTCCTCAAGTGGGGCGAGATGCCGGTTTCCCTGCTACAGGGTCTGCAGCGGGTCAACCAGTACGTCGACTCCTCCACCCACTTCGGCACCCTCTCCGGCGGCATCCAGCGCGGTGTCGACACGGCCTCCGAGGCCGACATGAACGTCCGGAACGCCGCGACGTCACTGTCCGGTCCCGTCAGGGGGATGCGCTGGGCGGCGATGACGATCGACTCCTGGCTGCTCATGTGCATCGACAACGTCGTCGAGGCCCCCGTCACCGTCTCCGGCGCACTCGAGCACGGACCGTCCGAGGTCACCCTCACTCCACGGGAAATCAACGGCTTCTACGCCACGAGCGTGGAGATGGAGACCTCCGACGAAGCCGCCCTCAACCTGCGCAACGCGCGGACGTGGTCCGACCTCGCTCAGCGCATGCCGATCTCCTTCCGCACGGCGATGGAGAAGGCTGGCATCACCAATCCCACGCAGGAGATGGAAGAGCGCGCCATCGAAGACCTCGAGCGCTCGCCTCAAGCCATGCAGGTGCTGACGATGATGTACCTCGCCGGGCTGGGCGAAGCCGGACAGATTGCACGCGATGCCTACGCGCGTACACTGCAGGAGACCGGGCAGGGTCCTCCTTCCGCGTCCGGTCTTCCTCCCTCGGCCGGGGGAGCGCCCCCCGCCACCCCCGGCCAACCAGGGCAGATGCCGCCTCAACAGCCCAACATGGTCGACCAGTTCCGCAACGGCGCCCAGCAGGCCGCGCAACAGGCTGCGCCTGAGCGCAGTTTCTACTGATGTCCGGGGAACGCAGCAACCGGCTCGTGGGCATCGCCGCCCGCGCCGCCCAGCGCACTGCCAACCGGCTGCAGGTCGTTGATTCGCTGTTCGCCCCCGAAGGTCCCGAGTCGCTCGTCCGCGAGTTGCAGTGGGAGGCCTACCTTGAGCACTGGGCCGACTCCGGTCATCGAGCAGCCGAAGACCCCAACTGCACCCACCCCGTCTGCCTCACAGCGTTCGCCATGATCAACGTGGCGATGGCGCAACTCCAGCAACAGCAGATGCAACAGCAGCAAGCACAACAGCCGCAGGGACAGCCGGGGATGCCATGAACTTCGAGACCCTGATCGGCGCTTCCGGCCTCTACCCCGGCGCCCAAATCCTCGAAACCAACCCCTCTACCGGCGTGGCCCTCATCCAGACGGCCTCCGGCCAGCGCGTCTCCGTCATGTACAACCCCTCCACGGGAACGTGGACCGGTGGTGGCGCTGCTGCTCCCGCATCAGGTGGCGGATCGTCCGCGCCAGCACCCAGCTCTTCCGGTGGCACCGGCCTCACCTCCGCGCAGGCCGCGTCCCTCAACGAGGGCGCGAGGGTCGACGACAACTCACTGGCCGCCGCCAACTGGAGAGCAGCTTCAAGTCTCGCCGAGGGCGCGAGGGTCGACGACAACAGCCTCGCCTCGGGTGACTGGCGCTTCGCCTCCGGGCTCGGTGAGGACGCGCGGGTCGCGGATAACTCACTGGCCTCGAGGGACTGGCAGTTCGCGGCAGGACTCGGCGAGGATGCACGGCAGTTCGATGTTGGTGAGGGCAACGAGAACTGGCGCTTCTCAGCCGGGCTGGGCGAGGACGCCCGCGTCGCCGATAACTCACTCGCCTCCCGCGACTGGCAGTTCGGGGCCGGTCTTGGTGAGGACGCCCGCCAGGCAGATAACGCTCTGGCAGGAACGAACTGGCCT